AGATCATAAGGTACTGACCAATCTTTACCGATTTCAACATCGACTGTTAAAGGTACAATCCAACCCATTTTAGCTATTGCTTTATTTCTTACCATAAGATTACATAATAAAGGTATCGCTTCACCGATAATATCTTTATGGATTTCAAAAACAATTTCATCATGGACGGTTAAGATCATCATTAACTTATCGTCCCATTTTCTTTCTCTTACTGCATCATAAATTAAACTCATAGAGATTTTAGTAATATCAGCACTTGTACCTTGAACAGGGGAGTTTACTGACTTTCTTTCATCTTTACTCTTTAACTTAAAATCTTTCTTATTGTTAATATCAGGCATAGGCATCCTACGACCAAATGCTGTTGCTATAAACCCATTCTGTCTTGCATATTCTTGACTCTTCTTCCACCAACCACTTAATCCCTTATATGTAGAGATAAAGGTTTGATATTTATCATCGCCTTCTTCAAGAGAACAACCAATAGCAGTAACAACAGCCCTACCTGTACCACCATAACATAAAGCAAAATTAACACCTTTAGCATTACCTCTTAATGCTTTCCAATCAGGTCTCTTTTTAGCTTCTTCTCCATAGAAAGCAACAGCAGTAAGGGTGTGTAAATCACCTATCTTATCTGACCCACAAATACAAATAGGTGGTGGGGATGTAATAAAACCTTCAGTATCTCTTTCTTTAGGGTATTTACGATTACAAGAAGAACATCTAAAGAACTCCTCAATCCATAAAGGTTCTTGGGAGAGATTAGTAATAAGTCTTAATTCTACCCCTGCATAGTCTATTGCTACTAGATAATGATCAGGGCTTCTTACTGCAATACATTCTCTAGTTCTATAAGAGATTTCAGGTCTTTTAGGATCATAGCCTGAGGGAATACCTTGAAATGGAACACGACAACCGCCATCTTTAACTTTTTGTGGGTCAGAAGTAGTACCACAAGAGAAACGACCTGTATCAGCACCGAATTGATTGAATTTAGCTTTGAGAGTACCATCTGGACCGACATCTTCAAGCATAGGGATAAGATATTGACCGAGAGCTTTAGCGAGTTCTCTAAATCGTTTAATCTTTTTCATGAAAGGGAAGGCTTCTTCTGCTTGTTCAATAACTTCATCAAGAACATCAGCACCTGTAGCAACTTGTCCACTATCAGTAGTTTGTAAATTAGGTATTTTTAATTCTCTGAATAAGAGACCTAATTGTTGGGGAGAGAAAATATCATAGGTTTCAGGAAATTCAATTTCTTCAGTTCCTTTACCATCGAGTTTAGGAACAACAGATTTAAAAGTAGCTTGAGTACCTGTGTCATAATTACGATCAGCTTCAAGTCTAGCTTGTTCTAAAACTTCTTTATAAGGAGTAGTGCTATCAGTATCAAATTTATTAATACCTTTAATTTCACCTGTCATGATCCTAATAGAGTTAGGCATAATATCTCTGCCTATGATAGTTTTAGCACCTTGATATACTTCAATAACAGACTCCATCCATTCTTTTTGTCCTTTTTTGATAAAGGATAGTGTCTTTTCTCTATCTACAAAGATTCTATTTCTGTGCATCCACCTAACAGAAGTATTACATTTTTTCTCAATAGTATAAAGACTGAGCATTTCTTTAGGGAACTCTTTAGCAATATCGTGATAGAGTTTAAGAGTGCAGAGAGCATCAGATGCTGCATACCATACACTAGCATCCCAACTTGGGTCTAAAGTAGAATAGTCTTTAACCTTACTATCAGGAATAAGTTCATCAAGTTCAATCATTTCATAATCTAAACGAGTTTTAGATTGATGTTTTAAACCACGACCTCCCTTATCTCTAGGGTTCATAAGACAAACCATAATAAAGTTATCTTCCCATAGTCTAGGTTTATCAAATCGTTTTTCACCCATACGAGCATCACTAGAATAAACAAGGAACTCTTGGTCAAAAGCAGCATTATGAAAGACAGGAATAGCTGTAGCAGATTCGTCAAGTAATCTACCAAATTCTCTTTCGATAATAGACCAACCTACATTATGTTCTTCACCTTTGGAGTGTCGGATAGGGAAGTAGTAAGCCTTTTTATCATTAGGGGCGATAGAGATACCAACAATTTGGTCTCTAGTTCTACCATTAAAAACACGATTATCAAGACCTGTAGTTTCTAAGTCTATACCATAATGGGAAGAAGCGAGACACTCATCAATAGCTTGTTTAATATTATCTTTAGTGCCGAGAATAAGATCGACTTTGAGCATCCAGGGTTTAGGTCTAATATCAGGTCTTTGTAGGGATTCAAAAAAATCACCGATCATATAATATCCTTTGTTAGAGAAAATCTAACTTATATTATATTAATCTTCCTCATCTAACATACGAATACCTTCAAGTTTAAAGGTAATCATAATGGGGATAGCAACTTTAAGGCGATTGGCTTCAAAAGTAACAGCTTGTTTAACAATTTTAGCAGATTTAGTTTCTTGGCTAGTGATACGGATCATATTTTCTTTAGCTAAATTTAAACCTTCTTCAAATGCTTCTTCCATAAAGTTTTGAGATTTAGCTTTATCGAAATAAGTGATTTCTTTTTGAATAGCTACACTTAAAGTAGGTTTACCTTCTTCATCTTGTAAATCTATAAGTAGAGTATTATATATTTCTCTTTCATTACCATAGGATAACAATAACATAGTAAGGTGAGAAGCAAGATCGTCATATTCAATAACACCTGTAAATAGGATATTACCACCTACTATACCATCAATAGAATCATAGGGTCTGAAGTAGGATTCATCAGAGAGTTTAATTTTACCTTTAGTTTTTTCTAGGACATCAGTATTCATAGAAGTATAAATAGGTGCAGAGCCTAGAATAGCATCAGTGATACCATAAGAGAGGATATCAGCAACAATAGCGTGTTTATCTGAAGCGATTTTAGTAAATAAGTGAGGAAAGGCTAATTTAGCTACAGAAGTAGTGCTACCGAGACGAATAAATTTTTTGTTATATAACATATAAAGACTCCTTAATTATATAAAGGAGTTTAGTATATATAAATTATTTAGTCATTATTAGTCGCTAGAGCGAACATAGAAAGTAAATTGAATATAGAGTAATGGGAATACAGGTTTATAGTATGCTTCAACAATAATGCTAGTTGGGTCTACTGCATCAGGTTCTACTTTAATACCAGTAAAGCTACTAATAATTTGTTCTCTTACAAGTTGTTTAAAGGCATAGGTGATTTGCCCTTGTAATTGAATAGCAATGCCAGGAAGATTCTTTTGACCAATGAAAGGATCGAGTAAATCTCTCATACGGATTTGAACCTCATCTGCAATTTGAATAACAGTTGGGATTCTAGTGAGAGTGTTAGTCATATTGGTGGTTAAACCATGTCTAACTTTAATACGACCTACTTGGTTTTCAAGAATGGTGACACCTTTTTGGGCTGCTTGATTAGCTTCAACAGCATCAAGAGTTCTAAGGATACCATTAAAGCCTGTAATTGATCTTGATTCCCATGGGGTAGCAACATCAGAATTAGCATTAACAGAAGTACAAGCCATAGCAACAGCAAGGTATCTACCGTCAACGATAAAGGTATTAGAATTACCTAGAGCATCAGTTAAAGTTAAAGAAGTAATGTCAGGGTAAACAACACGAACACGAGAACTATTAGTTAAAGTGGCAAGACGACCTGCTTCTTTAGGTGTAGTACCTGCTGCAAAACCCATAATAGCTGTTCTTTCTGCTCTATATCTTAAAGAACTTTGTAAATCACAATGTTTAGAAAGTTCAGCAAGGATAGATTCATTAGCAGGAACTAAAGGTAAAATCACAGAGGGTAATAAACCTGTAGAGATTTGACCTTCAACTTCACCTAAAGCTACAAGAATTTGAGCAGTTGTTAAATCACCTTGACCAGGTTCTTTAGCTATTTGCTTACAAGCTACAACAGAAGCACCATTGATATAAGCCATATATGCTGCTAGAGATAATGAATTATCAGGACTTACATCACCATATTCAGCAATAACATCATTAAGGGTTGTAAATACCTTAGTGCCAAAATCACTCTTAGCTTTAGTGAAGTTTACATAATAAACTTGACCTACATTAGGTTCTTTACCTGCTTTATCAAAAGTTTCTACATAAGCAGTATTACCCACACCAATATTAGTTGTATTTGCTACAATAAGTTCAACACCATTGATAGCATTTACAGGAATATTACTATTACAAGTAAAGGTAGAACTAACTTTCCAAGTGAAATAAGAAGTTGGGTCTACAGGGTATGCAATATTGCCTTCTTGAGCAAGGATAGTAAATGTTAAACCTGTTACTTCATCTACATAAGTTTGACCTACTACACCATCTTGACCGATGCCATCATTAAACTTAGATGTATTAGCAGTACCTGAACCTTTGGGGTGGTTAGAAGTAACATAGAAACCGTTGATACCATCTTCACCTACAGCACCATCGCCAACTACAATCTTTAAACCATTACCCTTAGTAGTGATAGCATTGCCTCCTGTAAATTCAAGACTAGAAGCTACACCTTCACCCAAAGATTCAAATGCTACATACTTTTTACTTGTAGAAGAAGTATGAACATAAGCAACAGCACCACTAGCAAAGTAATTAGCACTTGGAGAAACACCAAATAACAAATCAGTTAAAGTAGCTGATTGGTGATTCATCAAAGCACTGACAATTTGAGAAGCTGTAACGGATTTAGCAGTAGATGTAGTGTTATTAGCTGTGCCAAGAACATCATTAGCACTACCATTAAGGACTTTTAAGTAGCTACCTACAACAGCATTATTCAATACAATTCTAATACCAGCACCTTCAATGTTAATTGAAGCATCAACACCAGCATCAATAAATGCTGAGTCAATTTGACTTTGGATAGTAGAAACGGAAGTTAAAGTACCTGCACCTGTAGCACCAAAATTAACTACAACAGTTGTACCACTGACATCAATAATAAAGATATTGTTAGCTGAAGATACACTAGGTGTAGCACCATTATATAAAGTAACAGCTGCTTGAGATTCACCTACTTCTTGACCTTCAGACCAACCGATAGTCAACTTGATACTTGGGGCTTCAATAACAGCACCTTGATAAAGTGCAGGACTGAAACTTGGTTCAAGACCAAGATTAGTCATAGCAGTACCACTAATAACACGAACACCGATTTCACCTGTGGGTAGATAATAACTATTACCTGGGATTAATCTGTTTCTTAGGATTAAGTGATCTACTAGAGCACCTGAATTAAGAGTGGCTCGGCTATAAGAAGCGATAGGTAAGAAACCGAATTTAGTTTGAGTTTCATCAATATCGTCAGCATCAATACCAGCGATAATAGCAAAATCATCTTCAGGGTCAGCTTGGCTAACAAATTCAAGATACCCATAATTATCATCTATACCACCATCACCAACATTAGGTAATGATAGGAGGGTGAATACTAGATGACCTGAAGTTTCGGATACATTAAGAGCAAGACCTTCAAAATCTCCATTGAAAACGACAAAGTTTGAGATCGCATTATCAATTTGGGTTTTGATAGCAGTAGCAAGAGCAGAAGCTGTTGCATATGCAGCAGGAGGGATAGTAATACTAATTTCACCTGTAGCACCATTAACATCCCCTACATATTGGAATGATAAGGTATCATAGGAATTAACAACAATAGCCATACCACCACTCATTTTAGTCATGGCGATATATTTAGGTGCTGCTAAAGTATTTGTATCTAAAGACCAAGCATTTAAAGCATCTACAATGTCAGTTACATCTTTGTTATTGGCAACTGTGAAATTTACATTCATTTCTTGGTTGTCAATCTTTAGATTTAATCCATTATTGCCACTTGTAAAATCTAAAGTAGTATTATTGCTGTCATTAGTGTAAACAAGATGTTGACTTACGAGTTGAGCAAGACCACCTGTTGCACCTGTAGCAGTAGTAGAATTAGATAAACTTACATTACTTGTGAGAGCTACATCATCTACCTTTAATGCAATTTCATCACTCTTATTAGCGATAGGGAAGTAAGGTTCAGCACCAGGAGATACATATAAAGCACTATTTGAATCAGATTCAGCAAATGTCACTGTAACAGTTTCATTAACAGGAGCACCACCAATTAAATGAGCATCAGGATATAATTCACTACCTGAAGGGAATACAAGGTCGATGCCATCAAGAGAAGCACCTTTTTGACCTAAAGAAACACCATATTTAGTAGCACCTTTAAGAGATACTGTGTATTTACCTACATTACTAGCACCAGCTAGAGTGTTTGTAATTACATATTGGTTATTACCATCAACAGTTTGATCTGTTAAATTGCTATGATAGAAAGTAGCAAATACTTGTTGACCTTCTTCAACAACAGAAGCGAGTGTTATAGTAGAATCATTAGGATTAACTCTAACAACAGTAGCATTAGCTTTTTCTAGGGCATCAGAAATATTCCAACCTACTTTAACTTGAACAAGGTCAGTTCTTGAAGTAGGTGTACCTGTACCTGTACCATCAACAGGTTGGTAAGGTAATTTAAAGGTGCTAGGTAAAGAACGAGCAGGAACTACAGTAGTATCTACAACTCTTGTACATTCAGCGAGATATACTTTTTCATCTTTAAGATTAGCAGTGACTTGGCTTTGACCGAGAGGTAAAGTACCATCAGCAGTAACACCTTCAGAAACAACAGCTACAGTACCCCAATAAATCTTATCATCTTTGAGAACCCAATCTACACCTTCGATAAAGTTAGAAGAAGCACCACCTGAGCCATCTGCTACAAGAGAAACACTTTCAATACTTGTAATGTTAGACCCTGGTAAATAATCAAATTGGTTTCTAAAGCTATTATAGTAGTAAGTAACTAAAACTTCAGCACCTGGGGCAGGTGGGTTAGCTAAAGTGAAGAAACCATTGACACCATCAACAGCAGTAGGAACAACTTCTGTACCATCTATAGTAACAGTAATATCTGTTACATCAGTAGTAGGTGTACCACCATTAGAGCCATCAACGATGGGGAAGAAGTTAGTATAGAAATTTACATTACGGCTAGTAACTTGATCAACAGTAAAACCAAGAACAGAATTAGCACTTCCATTCCCAATTTGAATAGAAATATCAGCAGTAAGGATGATTTGGTCTTCATTGTTATTATCTGTGTAAGTATCAG